TGCGCCTCGGCATTCAGCAGCCCGGTGTCCGCAAGCGTCACGCTGAAATTCGCAACATTCGAAAGCCGCGCCTGCACCACAGCGCCCGCGCCGAGCGTCGTGGAAATCAGTGCCACGCAATCAACCGGCACTTCCGCCCCGAGATCGGCGGTGATGGTCGCACTACTCCCCATCAACCGCGCGCGCCGGCGGGGCTGCGGATCCTGCAGGTTCGTGATCGGCATGGTGGCGATGGTGGCTTGCGCCGACGCCACGCTGCCCGTCGCAACCCGATCCTGCGGCAAAAACGCCCCCGGCATGTCAGCCCGCCCCCCAGAGTGTAATTTCGACGCGACGCGCTGTCAGGCTTTCCCGCCAGCCGACGACAACACCGACAAACCCCTCATCAAAGCCAAAGGCCGGATAGGTGACGCGCCCGATCTGCCCGATCTCGATCTGCCCCAGAAACCGATCCGTCAGCACGCGGACCATGCGCGGCCCGGCTTCCAGGACGGCACGCCATTTCTCGGCACGCGCCAGCGCCTCTGCCTCGGTCCAATAGGCGGCGGGAAAGCTGATCTCCCGCTGCTGCGCCACGCGCGACGTGATCAGACTGCTCTCCGCCCGGGCAAAGCTGCCTTCCTGCGACAAGCGCTGCCTGTCCGCCGCCGCGACACTTCCGGCCATGTTGGACAGCGGTGCGTGGTTGCGCCCCCAACGCACCGCAATGGCGCGCGGGATGGGCCGCAGGCTTGCTGGCAGTGGCAAGGGCTCGCAGGCCAGCACGCAGGCCGAGGGCAAATCGAATTGCGGCGCATCTGTCGCCAAGGGATCAGCCAGGCGCAGCTTGCCGCCTCGACCGGCTGCCAGCATCGCGCCCGACCCGGCCAGGATTTCCTCGGCGGCAGAAAGCGTGGTGGTCGCGGTCGCACCCTGGTGAAAGCCGACAATGCCCGGCAGATCGGCCTCGGCAAACGCCCAGGCGGTAGTGTCGAAATCGGCTGTGTCATAAGCGAGGCCCAGGCTTTCCAACATGCGGCGCAGAATGCCGGCGATGCTGTTCACATAGATCGGACCGCTATCGCCACGCAGATCGGCCGTGACATCGCCATCAGGTGCCGCCCCAAGCTGGAACAAGCCGAGCGCCGGATAATCCCGCGCCTGTCCAACCATGGGCGTGCCTTCCGAGACAACCACCTGCGCCACGCCACGAATGCGAATGGCGTCATGCCCGGCGATGGCCCGCCAATGTGATTGATAGGTCGGCAGACTGCCCGCACCGAGATCGATGTCACCCAGAAACACCGGCGCGATATTGAACACCTGCCCGAGCGTGACGGGCTTCGGGCGGCCCTTGAGTTCGATGCCGCCTTCCTGGCCGCCGGTGCCTTGATAGAGCACCGGTTGCAAGGGCGTCGCCATCCGTTCAGTCACATCGCCCAGCGCCAGCCTGGCGCGGAAATCACCACCACGTTCCACCCCGCGCAGGATCCCGGTGAAAGGCAAGCTGGCGGCGGCAAGGCTGGTGCCGAAATCACTCGCGCGCGGATTGAGCACGGGCAGGCTGAGCAGCCGCACGGCACGACCATCGGCCACACCATAGCGCGCCAGATCAGCCGAGAAATTATCCCCATCCGCCAGCGCGATTTCCGAGACCGTCAGCGCCACCCTGCCACCCACCGCCAGAGCATCCGCCGCGGATTGGCCAATCTCGATATCCTCCAGAATGCGCGGTTCATAGAATGCCAGCGCCGGCGTATCACTCGGCGCCGAGACAAAGCCAGGCCCGCACCGACAGCAGCGGCTTCAAGCGAGCGTCGCGCAAAGGCGGTATGCGATCCACCGCCGGAGGGGTTCACCACATTCACCTCGCCATGGCCGCGCCGGTAAAGGATCATTCCGGGCTCGAAGCTTTCCACCGCACGGCCCTGCGCATCGCGCAGCAGGCCGCTGCCGGCAAAGGGCTCAAACACCACCTCGCCAGCATCGGTGTAGGCGCGCATCAGAAAGTCCGGCAGCGCGACGGGAAACACTGCGGGGTGTTCGGTCTCAATCCCGCGTCCCTTGTGGCGGGTGATGCGCAGCACGGCGTCGGGAATGCGCATGTCCTGCACCGGCTGGCCAATATGCGTGTAGGCCTTCACCTCGCCATCCGCGGCGCGCAGCCCGCTGCCCTTATTCGGCGTGCCGGCCCATTTACAGGGGATGATCTTGTTCGCCTGCCGCGCCGTGCGGTTGAAGTGAAACACCAACTCAAACGCCGGTGCCAAACGCCCATTCCAATCGCCGGGTAATCCTGGCCCCTGGTCCCAGGTGTAGAGGCCAAAGCGACGCCAACCCCGCGCGCGCATCCATTCCAGCCAGCCTTCCCAATAGGGCTGCCATTCATTCTCGCGATGGATCAGGCCTAGATTGACCAGCGCCTGGCCATCGGGCCGCAGCGCCGCGTCCAGATGCTGGAACACGCCCTGCATTAGCGCATCCCAATCCGTCACACCGCCGGTGGTGTAGGCGCGCTGGTTGCCATAGGGCGGGCTCGTGAACAGCATCGCGGCACGATCGCTTTCCATCACGAGCGCGACCGCCGCCGCGTCGGTGCTATCGCCGCACAGCAGCCGATGCGCGCCCAGCAACCACAAATCGCCGGGGCGAGAGACCGCCTGGCGCGGTGCCTCGGGCTCAGCATCGGCAGGATCGTCAGCATCTTCACCGATCGCCGGCGCGGCAGGGTTCTCGGCGGTGTCTGCGGGCAGGGCCTCGGGCGCATCGCCGTCGGACACGGCATCTCCAGCCGCCGCGAGGATGCCCGCAAGTTCATCCGCCGAGAAACCAAGCGCGGCTAGGTCAATCTCCGCTGCCTGGACGCTCGCCAACGCATCGCGAAGCAGCGCCTGATCCCAGGTGGCGTTCTCTGCGATGCGATTATCAGCAAGCCGCAGCGCTTCCTTTTGCGCGGGTGCCAAGTGCTTCAGCACAATGACCGGCACCTTGGCGATGCCGAGCGCTTCCGCCGCCGCCAAGCGGCCATGGCCCGCGATCAGCACGCCATCCTCGTCCACCAGCAGCGGGTTGGTGAAGCCGAAGGCCTGCATGCTGGCCATGATCTGCGCGAGCTGCGCCGCGTCATGCACGCGCGCATTGCCGGCATGCGGGCGCAGCGAGGCAATCGCGCGGAGTTGGATCCGCTCGGCCATCCAGGGAAGCGTCATGGGGGCATCACCAAGGTAAGGGGAAGAAGAACCAGGCGCACACGAGTATTCTAAGGCTACAAATCTTGATCTGAATGACATATTGTAAATAACTGCTTCGATGGAGCTTCAAACAAATGCTATCCCAAGATGCCAATGAGCTTACAAAAAATCGGTCAGCCTACGGTTATGTGCCAGCTCGCTTAGTGAAGGTTGGGCACGGTGATTACGATATCGCCTGGGGCGATCTCAAATTGGCAGCTTGCCTACCGAATCCTCAAGATTGGAAAGAAGGGCGTAATCGTTCCGATTATTCATCTCTAAACTTAGACCGTTTTCATCATGCGCTATTGAATGGAACCGCTGAAGATCGCCTTCATGGCCTCTGCTCCGTACGTTTCTGGGGGTTTGTTTCCGGAACCGATGGGCGGATCAATACCCCTTGGGCTATCAAAAGGGCTCTATGGCTTGTCAGAGGGAACAAAAAGGCAGCGCCGCAGTCTGTTAAGCTGATTTCACAATATCTCGATAAGGGAAGGCATCATCTCTGCCATGGTAGAATTGGCGAAGCGCTCCTGGAGATCATTCAGATTAAGTTCTTGGGCCTTTCGTTTGCATCCAAGGTCCTCATGTTTATGGACCCATCACGCGCGGTGGTGTGTGATAGTGTCATCGCCTCTAATCTCGAGACAAGTTCTGAATCAGATCTCAGAAAGATAGCCAGCGATTTACGCGGGCCCCAAAAAGCACAGGCGGATGCGTATTCGCGATGGAGTGAATACTGCGCTGAGGAAGCAAGAAGATTGAACGAAGCTGGAACGTATTGGATCGATTGGAACGGCGCAAAGGAGGCTTGGCGAGCAGTAGATGTTGAGCGGGCGCTTTTTGCACTGGGTAGGCCAAGGTCTGTATAGGGCTGGGCTTGTAATGATTTAAGCAAGAAGAAGTGGCGCTATGCGCTGAGATTTGCAGCTAAGCTGCTGAAATCACGCCGAAAGGGTGCAAACCATGCGGGGCTTGGGTGCAAACCAGGTGCAAACCTGAGGGGCCTAGGTTTGCACCTAAGTTATTGAATTCACGTCGCTATGGTGCAAACTGCAACCCATGTTTTTATTCTGACGCTAGAGGGGTCGGGCGCTTCCGCCCCCCGCATACAAAATCGCCAGGAAGGAACCATCAGGTTCATTCT